AATAAGATGTCACCAACTCTCACTGGTGTATCATTATTAGTACCATCAATAGATTGGTCGCCATTTAATGCATCTGTATTGTCCTGCTCAGTATATGTAAAGTGAGCAGCAGTATTTGCTGAATACGAACCTGCAGTTGTTAATTTAACAACGTTGTGAATAAACGCTTCTTCATAATGTTCAAATTTTGTTTGGGTAGCTTCTTTTTTAGCACCCACTAATTCTAAAAGACCAGTAATACCTTGATTACCATATCTTTTAACAAAGTTCTCATCTACGTCTCGCTTATGCATAGCTAAAGCAGCAGTAGTTAGAGCACTTACGTAATTGTCCTGGGTTGCTAAAGCAACACTTGTTGGATTTAATATCATCCCAGAACCTAAACTTACACTTGCCATAATTTAATAATTTTAAGTTTTTAATAATTTATTTAATACACTTTTAATCCCATAGAGTTGAGTCTCCAAAAATTTGGCTACTAATTTGTTTCTCTATAGAGTTATTCCCTCTGCTATCAGATACTTTTGCAGGTTCATAAGATGGGTTTTTGATGTCCCTAAGAACTTGTTCAGAACCTTTAGACCTGTATTGACTCGCAACACTTCTAACTATTTTACCTTGCAGTTTCATAGCCATCATATCTAAAGCTAAACTTTCCCTATCTATATTACCTTGCTCATCCATGTATGGTTCAAAGAAATCGTCTAAATTAGACATCGCTTCTCCCACAACCTGCTTGTCTTCGTCAGTTAGCTTATAATCAAAACTTTCATTTTCATTTATTTGGAAAGTTAAAGAATCTATGCTATCTAACTCTTCATCCATTTGGTCAAAAAAATCCTCTCTAGCTGCCTCTGTTTCCATTTCCATCTGATTAATCTCTTCATCAGTGTATGTGTCACTATTTTCATCTGGCGACCAATACTCCTCCTGAAGTTCTTTAAGTTCTTCTCTGGCTTTGGAGACATCTCTTTTGAGGTGAATTTTACCCAAATCGTTCTCTTCTGAGCTGTATTTATTCTCGTCTTGTTTGTATGTACTATTGTAGAATAGGTCTATTTCTTTCTGGCTTAGGTCTGGGTTTTCTAATGACAAGTATTCCTTTATAACTTCAGAGTCAGACATTTCGTCATAATCCTGTGCTTGCGTTCTAAAGTAATCCTGTGCACTTCTTCCTGTTTCAGAAACAAATCTATTAAGTTCTTCTAGCTGCTCGCTAGCAAAACCTTCCTTTTCTTCGCCTTCTAAGTCGTCTAACAATTCATCTAAATCCTCATAGTCTGTGCCATACGTTTCGTTTAGCATATCTAGAGTCTTATCGTATGAATCATCATACTCCTCACGATACTCCTCTTCTTCAGGGATTGCCTGTTCTTCAGGAGTAACTTCTGGTTCATTCTCTTCAGTACGAGAATCTGATTTCAAAGAGCTTTCTATTACCTCCTTTTGGCTTTCACTTTCAATAGCTAGTTCCAAAGGTGATTTTTCTTGTTGTTGTTCACTTGAGTCTCCAGTTAAATCAATTACATTATTCTCTAGTTGAGAATCAGCATTGTTTACATCTGCTTGAGACTGATGTGAAACTTCTATGTCTGTACCAGTTAAATCTGCAAATTCACTGGCTACATCTAATTTTTCTTCACTCATATTTTATTAAATTAAATTATTATTACTTTTCGCAAATATATTAAAATTTATTAACAAAATGCTTTTATTTTAAAATATTTGGTATTGGATTTTGTTTTGGCCCTGCTTTTTGTATTGCATCAGGCATATTAGGGTCTGGCATTACTTCAGTTAAAGGAAGTGCTCTATCCCTTTTTTGTTCTATCATTCTAGATTGATTATACGCTTGTTTATCTTGTGAATCTAATTTTATTTTACCTGATACATCAGCAACTTCTTTTTTACCAGAGTTGTTTAAAGCAATCTCTTTCATTCTTCTTTGATGATTCATGTCCTCTAATTGGTTCTTTAAGGTGAACTCTGCCTCAAGTCTTCTTAATTCAGCTTGAGCCTCAGTGTTTGTTTTAGCCTGTTGTATTCCTGCAGCCATCTTAGCCTCTTGCATCCTCAAGTCAGATTGTTGTTGGTTGGCTTGTCTTTGTATCTCTGCATTCATTTTTTGTTGTTCCTTAGCTTTTCTTTCTTCTTCTTCTTGATACTTTTTCCTTCTAAACATTAATACTTGATTAGCAAGTTTAACATTTTTTATTCTTCTAACTGTTATAACATCTTCTAACCTTATCTCTTTTTGTGCCAAAGACATTTGTAAGTTTTGCTCAAGCATAGACTTCTCTTCCTCATCTGGTGCAACATCAATAGTTATACCAAACTCGTGTAGAGATATATCTTTATTAACGCCAAACATAGCTACTGTTGATTTACCCAATGCATTCATATAAGACTTCTTCTTCTTTTTGCTTTCTAAAACATCTTGTAATCTCATCACAACACATTCAGAAACTCTTTTAGTTATACTTAAATAACCATCATTTATGTTTTTAGTAGCGTTATTAGATGCTATGATTTGTAATTTCTGAACACCAACTAAAGCTTCACTTGGTGGCTTAGCACCCTC